CAATTCCATAGAATTTTTCTTGTAGTAATAACTTTTCATTATCAGATAGTATATGATTTTTATCTCCAACCGTGTCTATTATACTATTGATTAAGAAAATGTCAAGATCTGCATATTTATCTTTGAGCGAATCCCCAAAAAAATATTTACCAGCCAGTGTGTATAAATGATTTAATTTTTGCGTATCTATATCATATGATATAATTCTATCAGCAAATACTTTATTAAACACTGCTAGGTTTAATCTATCAGTATCATTTGTGACTATATTAGTGATCTTAGACACTTGTTGTGCTATAGCATCTGTTGGTTTTTGTATACCAAGGCTTGGAGTGACATCCTTTTCTACTCCAGATATTTTGCTTAGAAATACAAAAACCACCAGAGCTAATCCAGCAATAAGCAAATAATTACTTTTCATCAATAGTTTTCCTATTTTTTTCTAGTGTATATACAGATACCAACATTGGAAATACTTCTTGTAATTTATTGTAAGCATCAAGTAAATTAGCTTGTTTACAGGCATTTGATAATATTTCCCACTTTGCTACTATAGATGTTAAATCTGTATTAGTAGTTGGTTTGGGTGTTACTTCCTGTTTATTATCAAACAAACTTTTTACATTTGATACTACATAATCTTTAGAACCAAGTATTAACATCAATACACCACACCCCAAGACAATCCATTGAGTAGGAGTTAATAAACCTAAAATATCTTTCATCATTTTGTCTCTCTAATAGTATCTCCAACTACCCATGCTACAACAATACTGGTAACCGCTAAAAGTTGCTCATGATCAAGTTGAACACCAAATAATTCAGATGAAACTACTGTTGCTAAACCAATTGCTGCAACCCAAAAACGTCTTGAAGTGAGTAAAGATTTGACTTTATTCATTTTTCGCTCCTATTGATGTTGTTTGATTATTAACCCCGCGCCATGAAATGGACATTCTGTTGTATGTCCATCACCGTGTATTATTCTTCCAGTTCCTTTGCATGGACACTTTTTAGGATCTGGATTTGGTCTAATTATATTGTCATCTGGTTTTGGCTTAATTTCAAATATTTCTTTTTCTGCCTTACTAAAAGCATTATTAGCACTATACACAAGATCTTCTATGTTTATTTTTGATGAACTAAAGTTAGAATCTTGAGTTTGTATTACTCCATGAAATATAAATGGCAATAATAATGTAAGTGATAAAGCTACAAATTTAAGATTTCTCATATTAAAATACCTCATCAAGAGTCCAATCTATATTTCTTGCTGGAAAGCCATCAACATCACTAAACACCCATGATCCACTAGAGCCTAACATATCACGGGCTACAGATTCTCTAATCCAAAAACTTCCATCTGGTTGATCGTGTCGTTTTGGGCCATTATTCCAAACTCCCCAACTATTTTGAACCAAGAAAAGAGTTTCATTATATATTTCATGGGTATCATCTGCGGCTATCCAAGCCATAGCGTGCGCCCAAGATCCAGATGGGGCGGCTATACCATACTTATCTCTACGAGAACTGAATCCAAACATTGAACATACGCTTATGCCATATCCATTTGCCAGAGCGTCTCTGGCCTCTTCTACGGTTGTTATTAAACTGGCTGTTCTTACTGGCCTCTTTTGTGCTTCTTCTATAAGCGTCTTAGGTGGCCCGCTTCGTCCCCAAGACGATGCAAGTTTACCTTGATATGATGTTAAATCAATATTGTCATATTTTTGTCTAATTAATACACCACCAGTTTGTTTGACAAATCTTGCCGCACCAGAACATGTCATGCCTTCACCACCGTGTCCGCGTGAACCATATATGCCTTCTGTAGCACCGCGAGCAACAAACTCTTCATTTTCTCCATTGATAATTTCACAGCTTCTAGTGATATCTATTGCATTACGAGTAGAGTGTGAGACACAATCACCAACTACTTGTCTTTCTGAAGGACCAAAATTAGGATCGAATTTTAATAGATTTTTAAATGGAAGAGATAATTTTCCTTTTCCTGTTCCATATAATTTATATGCAGCAGCACCGAATAATGGATGTCTTAATTCACCCAATAATTTATCAGTATCTTCTGGATCACAAATGCTACCGACGAATCCATCCTTGTACGTCTTTAGAATTTTTGATGGAGTACTAAAGTCGAGTTGCATTTAATATTCCTTTAGCTGAGTTTTGCCATGAAAATTTTTCTGCTGTCTGAATACCATCTACATTAATATTTAGTTCACCGTTCTGTTTTTTCTTATGCACCAGCCTCATATGACTTATAGTTTCTTCTTTTTGATTATCAGACAACTCAGCCCAAAAACCACATTTACCATCAAAAAATACTCCATCAAACGCTGTCTCTAGATTATCGACATCTATAAGCATGGCATTTTGATTATTGCAAAACTCTGTATGTGCAGAATAGTTGGTAGTAATTACATGTTTTCCGCATGACATCATTTCAAGTAACTCTAAATTCCACCCTTCAGCCCTAGATGGAAATATTCCACAATCTGAGAGCCTCATAATATTATACACATCTTTTTGGGTTTGCTGTCTAGGTATTATCCTTATTTTTTCACCCAGCTGTGAGTTTTTATATAGGCTTTTCCATTCATTATTTTGTTCGCCTATAAAAGGATTATCGCATAACATCCATAGTTCTACATCGTCATGATAGGTAAATGCCCTATTAAAACACTCAACAATAATATCGTGACCTTTTCTAATTTCCCATTTTCCACAATTGAGAAAGACTGTAGTTGACCTTTTATTTGGCAGTGTACATGGCCTAAATACAGTAGCATCTACACCAAGCGGAATTACATGAATGTCTGATTGATCAAATTTATTCACATTATTCATTACGACTTCTTTTGCCCAGTTAGAACATACCATAATTTTATCACAATGAGATAAACTGACTATTTCATGAGAATTAAATTTGGTTAATTCAAATATTGGAAAACCAAAATATGTACCATTACCAACTTTGGTCTGTAAATCATGTTGATGCCATAATTTTATACACGGTCTATGTTTATCAAAATAAAGTTGATTATTAATACTTATAGATATAATATGGGTATCATCCATATTTTCTGGTCTTGAAATTGGATATAATGCAATTGTATTATCTATTTGATATAATTCTTTCAGTAGATTATATCCAGCTATACCATAGCCGAGATTATTAATTGGAGCTATAAAATTTATCATTGAATATTTTCTTCCAATAGTTATATACCATAATTAAATCTTCATCTTGATGTATATTAGACTTTACTATGATATCATTCCACGCATTTATTAATTCTACATCTCTTGGTGTGCCAAGACATATATATTGTTCTGTTTCATACATCAATATCTTTAGATTGTCGTTAATAATTAAATTATATGGCATTGTTACATAAAATTCATTATTGACTCTGTTGCCAGATTCTATCAATTTTCTAAAATAATGATTCATCATTTGGAATGATTTGAAATAATATATTCCATTAGATGCGTGTTCAAATATTGGATGTGCTGTAAAACATCCTTTTTCTTTAATTTCTAATACATTATTATTGCTATCATGTCTAACATGTGCAAAATTAGTATTGTAAAATTTATGCGGATGTAATCCACAGTGTGTCAATATACATCCATCAGCATTATTTGTATGAACATATGAAATTAGTTTGTCTAAATTAAAGATACTTACTAGATCACAATAGCTTACAATAATTTCTTCTTCTGGATTGATATCTAAATTTGCCGATAATATTGATACAACTGGACCATCTGAATTTGGCGATATTGGATTAATATTTATTTTTGGAAATAGTTTTTGTAGAATTCTATTACTAGCAACATTACAATTTTTTGTGATCAAATATATATTATCATGTGAGATGCCATCAAACATATTGATTACATGTTCAATCATGTATTTATTTACAACTTTTATGAATGATTTTTCTGGATATCCATTTTTAGTAAATCTTTCACTTTTACCAGACAGTGTTATTATTATTTTCATTTTTTCGCCTATAAAATTCTGGTATATGTTTTTTGCTCTCACCCCAAAAATGTATAAATATCGCATTCTTATATTTGTCTACAGTTTCATCTATGGAGAGATTATCAAATGACTCTTCATAAAATTGTGCTGGGGCATATGGACCTGTTTTTCTAGCCCCCCAAAACTCCTTAATGTTTAGATTTAAATTTTTCTTTTTACATATGTAATACACTAATTCTAAAATAGTTTCCTCAATGCATTTTGTTTCTATTTTGATATTTAATATATCAAGATGTTCTAGCAATATTTGCTTAAACGACATAGCTGATTGTTTGTTTGCAAAAATTAGAGACGCATTAGATAATGTGTAAAATTCTTCATCTTGCGATAAATTGATTTTAGATATGAGGTATTTTAGCCATTCGATTTTTGTATTTGCCCAACCAATCTTGTCTTCTTGTGTTGGTTTTTTATTTGACCAGCAATAAACGTGATTATTATCAATGTTAAGTATATCAAAGATATTAATATTATCTAAGTTAATAGCCATATCTAAATGTAACCAATAAAAATTGTCATAACCAGAATCACAAAAATCCAATATTGCAGCTATTGCACTTAATGTATATACACTGTAATCTTTACAAGAAGGTTTTTTATCTGTCTGAAAATTATTGAGTATAATTTGCATGAATTTATTTTTTTCATCTATTACATTAAAAGCAAGTCCATGTTTCTTGCAATATTCTATCATCTTATTTTTTTGCAAGTTAACCCAATCTATATTTTCTTTATTATTCAATACTCCAAATCCATATGATGTATATATTGAGTTTTTCA